GAACGTTTCTTAAATTGGACCGACGTAAATTACAACAAAGAGGTTTTTGATGTTGTTTTTAAAAGACGTTGGAATCCATATGAGGATCAACCAATACGTGATGTAGCTGAGATGTTTCGTCTAATGAGACGAGTTGTTAATACAGATCCGAGCCGGCTTGAAGAAGTGAAAAAGACATTAAAGACATATCCTAAGATCATTGTTTACTACAACTTTAACTATGAGCTGGATATCTTAAGAACTCTTGGGGATGAGTTTCTTTGGGAAGATGGTCCACCAAACCCGGACTATATTCCTGTCTTTGAACTCAATGGGCATAAGCATGATCCGGTACCTGAAGGTGATAGATGGGTATATTTAGTACAGTATGTAGCTGGTGCAGAAGCATGGAATTGTATCTCTACGAACTGTATTATCATGTACTCACTTACATATTCATACAAAAACTTTGAGCAGTCTCAAGGTAGGATTGATAGGTTAAACACGCCATACAATGACCTGTATTACTTCATATTTAAGTCAGGTGCACCAATTGATGATGGTATTAAGCGTTCTTTGACATCTAAAAAAACGTTCAATGAGCGGAAATTCGTGCAAGAAGTTATGGATTTCGATGAAAATGAGGCGTATGTTTTATGACATTTTTAAAGAAATCCGGTCAAATCTGAACACTTTTTTTGAGGGTCCGATTTTTTGGGGATTTGAAAGCGTTTCGGACGCAGTTAAAATTTCATAAAAAAATGAAAAACTGGTCCCCCAACGCGGACCTTTTTTAAAAGTGCTCAGATTTGACATTTCTGTCATTTGGACAATCGTGGTAAAAGTCCAGGTCAGAGCTTTTTTTTGAAATCAAAAATTAGAGCTCGGTCAAATCTTTTTTCATTTCAAAAAGTCTTAAAAATTTTGTAGCATACTCTTTACCCCCCTCGCCCGCGTAAAGGGGTATACGTAAAAAGTTTCAAGACTTTTCGATTTCAGAAATGACATTTGACATACTCTCAAATTCGGCATACTCTCAAAATTCGAAAAAGGATACGAAAGGATACGAAAAGACATGAAAGACATTGAAGAGCTATGGAAACCCATAAAAGGCTTTCCATTTTATAGAATCAGTAATCTTGGTAGAGTCTACAATGACCGTACAGACTCTATAATGTCTCAAAGCCTATCCAACTACGATAGACTAAAGATATCCCTTCAGGATCAAGATAAGCGGCGTTACACAAGAGCTATAGCTATGTTAGTAGCAGAGCATTTTGTAAAGAAACCAAAAACAGGTATTTGTGACTTTGTTATTATACTTGATCAAGACCCACTGAATGTCGCTGCTTATAATTTAGCATGGCGTCCAAAATGGTTTGTCCAACGATATTCTGTGCAATTTAAAAATCTACAAGGAAACTATGGGGCACAAGTAGAAATAACAAATACATTTACTGATGCATGTTATCCATCAATTTTAGATGCTGCAATGAAAGAAGGTTTATTATGCTCAGACATATTTAGATCATGTATGAAAAATGTTCCAATCTTTCCTTATGGTCATATTTATAGGTTTACAGAAAATTACATGAACTGGGGTTGAGAGTATGATGTCGGCAAACATGCACGTTATTATATAGAGGACGCACTTATATTTTACATGTGTCCACATTTTTTGGGGAGGTAAAATGACTTTACGAAGCGAAGCCGCATATCAAGATAGATTGATCAAGAAAATCCAGGTTATGTTTTCTGGGTGTTTTGTTATTAAGAACAACCCAGATGAAATACAAGGTATTCCTGATCTTTTAATTTTATTTGGAACTCATTGGGCAATGCTTGAAGTTAAAATTTCATCTAACGCAAGACTGCAGCCAAATCAACAGTATTATGTTGATCTTTTTGACGACATGTCTTTCTGCAGACTTATTTACCCGGCGATTGAGAAAGAAGTACTAAATGATCTTCAACACTCATTCGGGGTTAGATGGTAAACATGCTTTCCTAAGTCCATCAAATTATGCATGGCTTAATTATGATGAGCAAAAACTTACAACGCGTTTCTTTTCTGTCATGGCAGCTCGAAGAGGAACCGACCTACACGCACTAGCGCATGAGGCAGTTCGCCTTGGAGTTAAACTTTCTAAATCTAATCAAGCGTTATCTACATATGTGAATGATGCTATTGGTTATAAGATGCAATGCGAACAAATGTTATTTTACTCAGTTAATTGTTTTGGGACAGCCGATTCAATTTCATTTAGAAGAAACAAATTAAGGATTCATGATCTTAAAACAGGAATAACAGCAACTTCTGAAAAACAACTTGAAGTATATGCTGCTTTATTTTGTCTTGAGTATAATTATGATCCTAATGATATTGAAATTGAATTGCGAATTTATCAAAGAGAAGAAATTCGTGTATTTGATCCACACCCTGATTCTATTAAAGTAATAATGGCAACAATCATTGAGTTTAATCAATATATTGAAGAGCTTAAAGAAGCTTAATTGGGAAGGAAGTACCTAAGTGCAAGTTGAATCAGAAACATATTTGGCACATTATGGTATCCTTCGGCGGTCGGGCAGGTATCCGTGGGGTTCTGGGGAAAACACAACACAATCAGCTAGAAACAAAGGTTTTCTAGATTATGTTTCAGATATGAAAAAGCAAGGTCTTACAGAAAAAGAAATTGCTAAAGGTATTAGTTCTATGGGAGACGAGGGGGTTTCCATTGCTCAGCTTAGAGCTGCTGTTACTAATGCACGAAACGAACAACTTCTAAGTAATATTCGTATGGCCCAACGACTTAAAGACAAAGCTAACTCAAACGTAGCTATAGGAAAACGTATGGGTGTTAACGAGTCTGTCGTTCGTACTTGGTTAGCTCCTGGAGCTGAAGAAAAAGCCAAATCACTTAATAACACAACGGACATGCTAAAACGTCAAGTTTTAGATAAAAAATATGTTGATGTTGGTAGTGGTGTTGAAAGCCAACTTGGGCTCAGTAGAGAAAGACTTAATGCCGCTCTTCATCAGCTTAAAGAAGAAGGCTTTGTTGTTCACCCTATAAAAATTAAACAGGCTACTACAATACATGAAACAGAATACCGTATTCTTGCTGCTCCTGGAACAGAGTGGAAAGAAGTAAAGCAAAACCAAGATAAAATCCAACAGATTGCTGTTAGAACTCTTGATGGTGGACTTTCATATAGTGACATTAAACCGCCGCTTTCACTAGATCCAAAAAGAATACAAGTAGCTTATAAAGAAGATGGTGGTGCAACAAAAGACGGAATTATCTACGTTCGTCCTAATGTTGCTGATATTTCTCTTGGTGGATCTTCATACGCTCAAGTTCGTATTAAAGTAGGTGATAGTCACTTCCTTAAGGGAGTTGCGTTGTATAAAGAAGACATGCCTCCTGGTGTAGATATAATTTTTAATTCACCAAAAAGTAGCACAGGAAATGATCTTGATGCTATGAAACCGTTGAGCGATGATCCAGAGCTTCCTTTTGGTGCGCAAATTAAAAGACAAGTCTTAGCAAATGAAGGTACTGATAAACAAAAAGTTACTTCTGTAATGAATATTTTAACTGAAGAAGGCGGTTGGACTAGATGGTCTAAAAGTTTAGCCCCTCAATTCCTTGCAAAACAACCGCCATCACTTGCTAAAGAACAACTTGCAATAACTATAGATGCTCGTAAAAAAGAATTTAAAGAAATATTAGCTCTTAGTAATCCAACAGTTAAAAAACAACTTCTTATGGATTTTGCAGAAGGTGCTGATTCATCTTCTGTAAACCTTAAAGCAGCTGCAATGTCTTCTGATTCTAGGTATCATTGTATTTTACCTGTTGATTCTATATCTCCAAATGAAGTATATGCTCCAAACTTTGAAAATGGAACCCGCGTTGTATTAGTTAGGTTTCCTCATGGTGGACGATTTGAACTTCCGCAACTTACTGTTAATAACAAAAATCCAGAAGCAAGAAAAAGTATAGGTCAAGCAAAAGATGCAGTTGGAATTCATCATTCTGTTGCTGAACAAATGTCTGGTGCCGATTTTGATGGCGATTTTGTTGTTGTAATTCCAAATAATAATGGTAAAATTAAAGTTGACAAACCACTTGAAGCACTTAAGGGTTTTGATCCTATGGCTTATAAATGGCCAACAGATATGCCCCATAAATTAATGAGTGCTAAAGCTAAACAAACAGAAATGGGTAAAGTATCAAACCTTATTACGGACATGACTGTTCGTGGAGCACCTATAGATGAAATTGGTCGTGCAATTAAACATTCTATGGTTGTTATTGATGCTGAAAAAAAAGACCTAAATTATAAAGCTTCAGAAAGAGATAACGGTATTAGCCAATTAAAATCAAAGTATCAAACCCCATTTAGAGACAATGGAAAAGCTGGTTCTTCAACTTTGATGTCAAGAGCAAAAGGTGAAATTACTGTTGCTCAAAGAAAAGAACGTAAAGCTGCTGATGGTGGGCCAATTGATACTATTACTGGTGAATTAAAATGGGAACCAACTAATAATACTAAACTAGTTCCTGAAACAAAAACTAGAAAAGATCCAGTTACTGGTAAACAAGTTAAGTATCGCACTGGTAATTTAATTGAAGAACCTGTTACTCGAATTTCTACTAAGTTAGCTGAAACTTCAAATGCGCATACCTTGTCTTCTGGCACACGTATTGAAGAAATCTATGCTAATCATTCAAATGTATTGAAAGATCTTGCTAACCAAGCTAGACTAGCTGCTGTACATACGCCACCTCTTAAACAATCAGCATCAGCTAAAACCACTTATGCTAGTGAACTTAGATCTTTAAATGATAAATTAGCCCTTGCAAAAGAGAATCGTCCTAGAGAACGACAAGCTCAAGTTATTGCTGCTGCATCCATTAGTGCTAAAGAAAAATCTAATTCAGATTTAACTTATGCACAAAAAAAGAAAATTCGGCAACAGGCAATTACTGTCGCTCGCAATAGGGTAGGTGCTAAAAAGAAAGATCACTTGATTGCAATTACTCAAGAAGAGTGGAATGCTATTCAAGCAGGTGCTGTTAGTAATAGCAAACTAAAAGAGATTCTTGACAACACTGACATGAGTATAGTACGTCAGTATGCAACACCTCATCATGCTCTTACTATGACCACCACTAAAGTTAATACTGCTAACAGTATGATGAGCCTTGGGTACACTAGAGCAGAAATTGCTAAGAAGCTTGGTGTTAGTTTGACTACCCTTAATACAGCATTAGAAGGTGGTTAATGTGATAGACTCTATGCTTACTACTGTTGATAACCCTTATAACCCATTCACACAGTATGATGAATGGTTTCAGTATGATGCTCGTATGGGGTACAATACTCAAAACTATTTAGGTAGAGTAGTAGTATCATCTAGTGACATCTCAGAAGATGATCAAGATCTTGCTATTGAACAAGGTATAGATGAGATCTTAGAAAACAACCCCCTATACAAGAAGGTTGTTAGATCAGATGCTACCCCACCTATGTAATGTACCCCCCACATTAAACAATACCCCCCCTTTGACAGTAAGTGGGACAATAGTTGATAGTGTATGGTTCTTGTTGAGTGCCCGACACATGATACAAGATCTTTACTATCCTCTATTGTCCTGCTTACAGTCAATCACACACACACACACATATACAT